GTGGAACGGCTTGCTAAAAAATCAACGGGCATTCGATCCTTCTTCGAGTAATTGCATTTACGACACGCAGAAACGAGATTGTCGTCGTGATCCGTTCCGCCTTTAGCGACAGGCACGACGTGATCGATTGTGTCAGCTTCCAAACCACACCAGAAGCAAACCCGACCATCGCGATTGAGTATGCGTTGCCTAATCTTCTTCCAATGAGTGCTGTTCGAATCACGCTGCGATCTGATCGTCATCAATACCACCCAAACCGTTTGTGATGCTTCAAAGCACCATCGCATATCTTGCCATCATAACGCTTTGTTATGTAATGCAACGTCAAGTCAATCTGTTTGCGTGGGCTTTGTTTGCCGTAATACTCAGAGCGCATCTGTCCTAATCCTGTATGCGATCCGTTACGCACCCAATATCGCCACGAGCTTTCTCTCTGTATCAATTCCACAAAGCATTCAAATTCATTCCACGTTTTGATTTGATTGTGTGCATAAAGCTTCAGGTTCATCGAATCATTGATCCAATGAACCTGAGCTTGTGTCTGATTAGTAGTGCCCACAGCTATCGCCGCCGTCAAGGCAAAGAGCTTCCCCAAACGCTTTGCCCGCCGCTGCGAGCAATCCCGCGTCGCGGCTCGCTGCGAGCAGGCAGAGCGTAATCGTTTGTCAAGTGTCGTCAAGTCATCACGCTCATTCTTCGGCGTGTTGCACAGGTTGTGTGTTATCTGTGGATAACTTGACTTCAAACATTGATAACTTTGATTCGGGCATGTAAGCCATCGCAGCTTTGAGATCGAAGATCGCCTGAAGCATAGTTTTGGCATCGCTTCTGAATGTCAGCTCAATTTTGTGCATCGTCTGTCAGCTCCTTAACGTTTTCAATATCTTCAACGCCAAAGACGCTACACCCAGAGCATTGGACAAACACCTTGTCAGGCGGCAGGCGATCTGATAAATCGTTAAACGATAAATGCACTTTATGCGCCTTACAGATTCGGCACTTTACCCGATACAGCTTCGCCATATTTGCTCCGATATAGGTTCTCGATAGGTTGCAGATTGTTTTGACCGACCCACCATGTCGGCTGACTGTGGTGGCGGTAACGATCCTTTTTTGCGATGCTGACAGGTATCCAGCCAGCAATCCGAAACTTAGGGCATTTGCCGACAACTAAAACAGCTACGTCACTATTTCTGTCGCGTTCGTAAATTATCAGCGATCCGTTATCGTAACGTGTCCATTTGACTTCAATCGCAGCTCCGACATCGGCTGTTTGCTTGAATCGGCTCATCGCTGGATCAAAGCCGATCATTCCAAAATAGTGTGCCACAGCCATTTCAGCTCCAATGCTTTCGGTTACTTGTGCGACGTATTCAGGAAATGACAGCTCTTTGTCATAACGGCTTGTGTGATCTGGCGTAAGGTTTAGCTCTTTGATCCGATGCAACGCAACTTCAGCTGCGCGCAGCTGCTGTGAGTAATTCAGCCCAATCTTCATCGATTCGCCTTTTCAGTTTCGCTCAACAAATGCTCAGGCACGGGTTCGCGTTCAATTTTTGGATCAAGGTTCAAACCGCGCTCAGATAAGAAATCGGCGTAATCTTCAGGCGATAACCAATCATCACCGTCGGGCGTTTGCTTCCACCAGATTATCGGGCATTGTTTAGATTTCAATCGTTCTGGACATGCCCAACCAAGATAAGGGCGACCCGTTTTGGCAGCTGTGCCCGACTTCTTCAATCGATGTCCGTGCTCGCATTTTGGCGGCTCAGACATAATCTTCGCACCGAGCACCTGCTTCAGCTCGCTAATCGATTGCGCCGCTGTTTTGACGTTTGGCGGCTGATAGTGATCTGCAGGCTGTGTTTGCAGCTTCTCTGCCTTCTCCATGTCTTGACGCGTAGGGCGGGCGTTTGACGGCGAGAGTGCGCCAATCGCCCGACCATAGGCTGACGTGACCGCGTTTTCGACCCAGAAATCGCGATTCACGCCATGCGTTGCCCGAAACTCGAACGCGTAATCGATAGCTGCGGGCAATTCATTCGGATCATCGGTGCGGAATGCTTCAGCTCGCACAAGTATCCGACCATTTTCAAAATCGATGTGATCGATGTGAGCTACCAGCCTACCCATCGGAAATTCAGCTCTAAAGCGTGAAATGCGGGCATTGACATCTTCGTAGTTGCTTAAATCAAACGCCATTACTTGACCGACCTAGCAGCCGCGCGACCTTTGTAGAAACCTTGCGTGTAGCCGACTTCTTTGCCGCTGTTAAAGCCTTTCGCATAACCAACCACAAACGCGACAAATAAACCGCCCAGCATTAACACGACGCTCACCGTCGTATTTAGAAAAACACCTATTGCTTCCATTTTTGCTCCCGTTGCCGTGGCTACGTTCGAACCACTAGCACACAAAGAGTGACATCAACGGCAGACAATTTCAAACGTTTCGCGTGTCGTTCGGCGTGTCGTTTTCCTTTTTCCGAGATTTAAGCCCATTACCAGCCAACACGCCACCGAGCGATCCTGTCAAAAAGATCGCAAGGGTTTTGAGCAAATCGATAAAAGCTGCGTCGTTTGGAGCTTGTGCGCCAATTGGCTGTGTCACAAAAATCAAGGCATAAACCGTGCCGACGGTAACGCAGAAAAACGTCAAAGCCAGCGTCGCGCCAATTAAGAAAATCAAGCGCGCGTGTATATCTTCAGGGCTTAGTTTGCTCCGCTTCGATCTCTGATTGAGTAACTGACTGACCCAAAATGTCTGCCGTGCATGTTCCCGTGACTTTGCATTCGGGTCTTTGACATTCACTTCGCTTCCAATTCTTTAGTTCCTGACACGGATACCTAACCCACCCGTCATATCCGCAGGAAGCTAGGGCGATGGAAAGGGCAACGCCCAAGCTTCCCGCTATCAGCAGTTTATTTGCTGATCCCAAAGGCGGCATCGTTTGGATTCGCCCATCGCATGAGCACGGGCGCAAGTGCTGCGACGCCTGCCATCGACAGCTTTTTCGGGTCGGTGTCGCCCGTGGCTAGATATACAGCCAGCGCGCCAGCTATAAAGCTACGCGACCAGCTGGCTAGTAGAGCCTTTAGTTTTTCCATCTTTTTTCTTCGCTTTCTTCGGCTTTGCAACCGAATCGGGAGCATTGACGATCGGAAAATCGCCATCGAAGCTGATGAATCGTGGAATGCCATATCCGACAACAGGTGATCCTTTTGTCGTTGAACGTTCCTTGAGCATCACTTCTCCGCCGTTGCGCTGATCTCCCGTGCCTGACGTGTTACCTTCAACGCAAATGACGGAATTCTCACGCACATCGACGACGATGCCGACGTGCGAAATGCGATCGATGCCATCGTGCGGAAAATCCATAAAAGCTAAATAACCTTTTTGTGGAATCTCCGACCAACGGTTTTGATCCTTGAATTTCTGTGCTCCCGCAGCTGTGCTGACAACCGATGGAATTTTGATATTGGCTTTATTAAAAACCCAATTCACAAATGATCCACACCACGGCAAACCGTCTGCCATTGTGAATTTGCCATACTTTGTGACATTCACAGGTTCTTCGACGTAACCAATTTCGTTCAAGGCAATTTCGATAACGCGCTGTTTTGATCCTTCAGGATATGTCACGACAGCAGCAGCCTTGCTTCTTCTTCTGTGATGCCTAGTTTTTCAAGTAAAGCGGCTTTTGCGGCGGTGGCTTCCGCTTGCTTTGCGGCTAATTGTTCCGCTTTCAATTGATTAGCCTCAACCTCAGCAATTTCGCTTTCGGTGTATGGACGTTCTGTTGTTTCGCCTGTTTCAACATTAACAATTTTTTCAATGTATGTCATTTTTTACGCTCCATAAACATAGATAGTGCCAGCATCAAAATTGCCTGTTCCTGAGATAACCGAAATTGATGAAATTGCAGAAGTTCCACTATAAGTATAATTGGCAACTCTGCCATTTCCTAGACTTGATGAATAACTTGTGAAATTAAAAAATTTCAAACCAGAAGCATTTGCGCCATCTATTTTCCCTACTAATGCCACAGTTCCCGTTGCGCTGGCGATTGTTGCCCAATCAATACTATTGTTTGCACCAAAACCTCTATCTAATTCTGGCACAGGGCCGCTAATGGTTTTTGTAGTAACAAAGTCATATTTGAAAGTGCTGTCTGAATTAAAACGCATTTCGAAAGCCGATGCACTTGCGCTTGATGCGCCTGTAATTACAACAATTAAACTATTTTTTCCAGAAATACCGCTAACTGTAATTGTTGTTGCGCCTGTTAATGCTGTTCCACCTGTATTGATTAAAGTGTAATTGTCTGCCGCGCCTGTCGGAGTAGCCCAAGCGGGAATCCCGCCACTAACCGTCAAAACTTGCCCCGTGCTACCAATGCCTAAGCGCGCAGGCGTGCTTGCGCTGCTCGCGTAAATTGTGTCGCCCGTTGTCGTAAGTAAAGCGTTTTGAATTGCATTTGAATCATCTTGGGCAACCCAACTGAAATCTAAATCTGTATTTGATGCTTTTGCGAGCACTTGTCCTGTAGTGCCGCCCTTAAGATCGACAAACGACGAATCGACGCCGTTGCCTAGCGTTCGAATCGCAGCTGCACCGTCTTTGACTAAATCCGTGTCGGCTGGCGTAGTCCAGCCAAAATTCGATGTTGTCGGCATTTTTTCTCCTTACGCGACTATCGTCGCATTCTCCCAATCAAGTGTAGGCGATATTGTGTTCCAATACTCTGTAACAGGCACAGAATTCCAACGAAATGCCTGCAAGCTGAAAGCTATTGGCGACACGATGAGCGTGAGTTTTATATCAGACACCGACGCTTGAAATGTCCAGCCTTCGACGAATCCCTGAAATTCGCCGTTATTCATATTGGCTGGCAGATAGTGCAGATCAATCGGCATTCCCATGAATACGTTTAACAAGCTTGTGCGATCTCCCGCATCGATCTCAGGATTACCAAGTGCGAATGTGATCGCATCAAACACGCTGCGTGGATATGCCCTGAGAGCTAGATAAAACGCCGCCTGACTTTCTGCATCGGCTTGATTCTTCAAATAAGTTCGTATGCTTTCTGCCAGCTCGCCATATTGGGCAATCGATGCCGCATCGCTGTCGCTCACTTCAGAATTGCCGCTCGTCGTATAGCTCAAAGTCACGCTATTTCGCACGTCACCTGATCTCAATTTTGTCTGAATGTTGCCCGCCAGAGCTTGACGAGCGTCGAGTTCGACATATCCGTTTGCAGCTAGATATTCGCTGCGATGGGTGCTGTCTGCATAGTTAATCAAGCCATTTGCCGATTCATACAAATAACCAAGCCCCGAAAGTGCAAGCTCAGACACCAATGAATAAACGTCGGTGACTAGCCCGTTTTGGCTGTCGAGATCGTAATCGCCTGCATCAATCTCGCCTAAGCCGTTATTTTCAGCTTGTGCCCACGTTGTCGTGGCGTCATAAGCCGACCACGTTTCGGCAGCTGGCACGGAATTCCATTGACCGAAAAGAATGCCCGTCAAAACGGTTTCAATTTGTGCGCCATCTGTGGCTTGTGCCAGATTGCCCGTGAAAACCGCTTTCGGCAATCGAGCCAATGCGCCTAGAGCTGTGATCGAAATCGTTTGACTGATTCCTATTGCACCCGCCGATGAAACTGCCACCGCCATGTCGGTCACGTTGCCGCCAAACAAAACCACCCACGCGCCCGCGTCGTTTTTTACTTCGACGGTCAGACCATCATTGATGTCAATCGTGATGGCTGAAAGATTGTTATTTTTAAGCTGAATCCGACAATATCCAGCGACGGGCTGTTGATAAATATCGACGCGACCCGATGTGATTGTGAGATTTGATAAAGCCAAGCTCGTATATTCGACGCCATTGATCTTGACGCGCCAATCAGGTGTCCAGACGCTCACGCGACCGCCGCTGTCCTAAAACCACCCGCGCCCAATGTGCCGCGAGCTTGCGAATCGTTGAGAATCTGTTGAATCTGTCGCGCCGTTGATTCTGAATCAAGTGCGCCATTCACGGTAATGTTGATCGTATTTCCCGCTTCTTCGCCTTGTCTTACGCGGGCAACGTCAAAGTTTGAAGGAATGTCGCCCAATAAAGGCGGCAAACCTAAGCGTGCTCGATTAGCTGCGTCAGGCGATAAAGCTTCAAGAGTTTTCAACGAATCAGATTGCGTCTTGATTGCATCGGCAAGTGCGCCCGTGGCGTCGAGCAATAATTTATTCCAGTCGGTTTCGGCAATTTTGTCCAATGAAGGATCACCCGTGCCCGTTTTTCCGCCCGCCGTGCCTGTTGTGCCCGTCGTGCCTGCCGTTCCCGCTGTGCCTGTTGTGCTTGTCGCGCCCGTCATACCGACACCGAATGGGCGATTTCCAAGATTGGTCGCGTTTGTTGATATTTCGCCGATTCGATCAATCAAGGGCACTTGCTCGCGAAAGGTCAAGCGAGCAAACAAATTATAGGCTCGAATGGCGACATTGATGAGATCAATAAAACCATTGATGCTGTCTTTGATATTGTTGAGAATAAATTTAACGACGGGTAACAGTAAATTAATGGCAATCTTGATGCGATCCACGGCATCTTCAATCGCTTTGACGAGAGTTACTTTGAAAAGCGGTATTAAATACTTATCAACCCACGCCCAAACATCTTTCATTGTGTTTAGAATGTCTTTGAAATCTTCCTTTTTTTCCTGAAGCGTGCGACCGACTTCGATAAAAGCATTTTTGATTGCATTGACAATCGGTTCAAAAAATTCAGTAATGTAATCAACGACAGCCATAAAATTAGTTACTAAACCGTTATCGCCATTAAGCTTTTCGCTAAACGTTTCAAATAATGGAATAATTTCATCTGTGACAAATGTCAATAAAGTGTCCAAAATGGGCAATAATGCGACGCCAATCGTTTCTTTGACTTCATTAAATGCCACGCCAATGCGATCGATGCGCCCCTGATAGGTGTCTGCATTTGCGGCAGCAGCTCCACCATATAAATCGGTCAATCGTTGAACCGCGCCCGTATAACCTAAAGTTTTGGCGTCAGCTGTTGAAATGCCCACCTGCAATTTTGCCAATGCGCTTGTGTTGCCTTCGTATGCTCTGCCCAAAGCGTTTGACACCGCTTCCAACGGCTTTCCCGTTGCTTGACTTATGTCTAAAGCCAGATTGAGCAATTTTTGAGCTTTTTCGGTGTCGCCTGTGGCAACAGCCAAACGTTGCAAGGCTGGTCGCAATTTGTCATCGGCGACGCCCGTGGCAAGTGACGTTTTTAGAATTTGCTCTTCAACAGCTTTGATTTGTGCATCGGTTGCACCCGTGGCGGTTTCTAAAGCTCTGGCAAGTTTAAGCTGTGCCTGCTCATCTTCGATTGCAGCTTTGACGCCTTCGATTGCAAGCTTGCCTGCATAGGCAACGGCAGCGGCGGCAGCTACGGCAAATGCAGCGGCAGCTTTCTTTCCGAAATCTTCAACTTTGCCCGCAAACCCGCCGACTTGATCTTCAGCGTCTTTTGATCCTTTTTTCAGACCATCAAGATCAGCATCAAATTGAATTTTTACTTTAGGAATTCCAGCCATCATTCACCACCTTCAAGCTTCAGGCGTCTAACAATAGCCTTGAGCATGTCTGTATATTCATTCGCCACGTCTTGAATGTTTGCATCTATTGTCGGGTTTATCCAATAACCGTCTTTGTTATAGGGCTTCACGAAACGTTTGCCTTGATTGCGACCTGCACGATCGACGCCACCGCGCGATCCGTGCTCTGATCCCCAGAGAAGCGCGCCAGCTGGCGCACTTTGACGACCTGTGACGCGACCGCGTTCGTTGCGTTGCCCGCCATAAGGTCGCCCGACTTTCTTTGATCCGCCGACATCGACGCGAATCAACCGATCGCGCGGTGTGCTAATTGATCGAGCGACCAGAATGGCTTGCGGTGGCGCAGCTGAAAACGCCGCGGCAACGGTCAAAGCTTGTGCCAGCTTTTTTGACATCGGCTGCGCTTTGTCGCGCACTTCTTGCGACGTTTCTTTGTCAAGTAATCGCAAGGTCGAAATCAAATCTTGCAAGGCACGCGGCTCGACCGTGATTGCAATCTTGCCCTGATTGCGAATTACGTCAGCCATTTCGTTTCTCCAATATCTCGACCGCTGTCAATATATCTTCGGCGGATTCCCAATACTGCATCGGAATCCCTGTGGCTATTGCCAGCTCGACGAGTAGCCGACTTACTGATCCGCTGGCGTGGCTTTTGGGTTGTCGTCACCGACGACGATCTCAGCGATCGTTTCGCACCAAGCTTCAAATGGCTTGACGGGTTTGCCCGCCGCTTCACGCTTCATCGCGTTATAAGCCAGAAACATCAAATCAGAAATGCCGATTTTATCCTGCGCCTGACCGATGCGAAAACCTGTGCTCTTCTCCCATTTAGCCCACTCAGGCGGCGCAGCGACATAGGTCGCCACGTCGCCCGACTGATATTCAATTTGTATCGATAGCTTCATTTGTGCTCCCGTTTCTCTCGATCCTAGCTGAACGATTCAGCAGGTGTGCCGATGACTGTGAAGCTCATTGACACAGTTTGCGCATCAGGTGCGCTGCCGCCTACCGATGGAAAGACGGGCAAAACCTGAAATGTGAATGTAGCACCTGAAGCCGCTGTCAAGACGGTTGAAATGCCTGTGTTTGGAGCAGATTCGCAAACGCCCCAAAGAATTTCACAAAGCGATCCCGTCGCGCCCCAATCTGCAAGCATTTCGACATCGAATGTCCATTGATCGTCGATTGCCTTATATGCCCGACCATCGAGCGTTTGATACGTTTCGATAATGTGCTCATTCGACAAAATTGCCGATGTTGTCTGGGCGTCGAAATTGTTTCCACCGATCGTGAAAGACACATCGCGCCCCGTGATGATGTTTGCCATGTTTGCTCCTAGTTTGTTTGCGTGTAATAGGTGGAAACGGGTATGTCTGCACTAAGCAGGTTTGACGATCCGACCGAAACAATCGACGGCACAGAAACGTCGCCGACGATGTAACCTGACGGGATTGCCGCCAGAATACTAATGATTAATTTTTCTAAATTGTCCAGCGATGCGCTGTTTGACATATATGCGACAGCTGCCGTGATTTTTAGATTGACTTGAACCTTGATCGTAGATTGTCCAATCAAATTAGGCTGCAAATATGGATCATTCGGCACTAGCGCACAAAATGGCGGAATCACAGCTTCAGGAATTGAATCATAGACATTGGCTGTGATGCCCGATAAAGCCGATTGTAGGCTGTCGCGCACGCTTGTTTGAATTGACGATGCTGGCATTTATTGGCACATCGTTTCGACGTCTTGATAGGGCGCGAGAAGAGCTGAAACGCGAGCGAGTAGCTGGCGGCTCATGCGCCACGGCGATACCTGAAAATCAACGCCGTCGATGCTATTGCCCGCGGCGGTTTTGGCTTGGAAAATCTCTGAGCTTGTCATAATGACAGCGTTTTCAATCGCGTCTGTGTTTGCATAAAGATCAGCGGCAGATTTGCCGACGAGCGTGGCTGATCCGTTTGGAATGACCGCGCGCAAGGTGATGTCCGCCGTCACTTTCGCAGCTGTAAAAACGTATGGGCTGGCTGTGTAATTGCTTGTTACCGTATAAGTCGCATCGATTCCGCTGGCGACGTTATTGACGACGACGCTTTGACCCGTAACAAATCGGTGCGGTCTGACCGTGTAAATGTAAAGGATATTGTTTTCGACTTCATATTGGGCGACCGCTGCGGAATGCGCGACCAGCATTGGCAGCACAGCCGCTTCAGCTGTGTTGATGATGTCGTCAAGATAGCTGTCAGGATAAAGGGAAACGCTCACGCCTAGCACGGTGCGCAAGTCTTGCGCGCTGACGATGTTAGGCATGAGCGTTCCTTTCGATTCTGCTCGATCAGCTACGGGAGCGCAGCTGATCGATGATTAGTTTGTCGGCTTAGGTGAAATTGAAACGGTTGCAGCCCGCGCCTGTCTTGACGGCAAGTGCTCCGAATCCATAGTAAAGCACGCTCACCTGACCATTTGCGATCACATTTGAACGCAAAGTCGCGCGTGGGCTTTCATACCATGTGTAAGCATCAGGATTGATGACAAGCATTGAGTTATCGCCTGATCCTGTCTTGTAAGCATCGACATAAAGATTTAGACCAGCAACATTGCCGACAAGTGATGTCGGTGTGACATTGCCGCCCGCGTTCATCGGTGCAACAGCATTGTAAATTGGGCGACCGTTGTCGGAATAGCCCATAATGTTTGCCCATTGATCAGGTGCAACAACAAGTGATCGAGCAAATCCCTTAGTTGCCGAATAAACGGCAGCTGCTCCGCTTGCAACATAAGCAAGCAAACCATCTTTGTCATTTGCGCGAGCTGTTGCGTTCAATGCACCATTTGCAACCAAAACATCATTTGCATATTCGGTCGTTGCCTTTGAATAAGCTTGCTCCATCGTTAGGAGAAGCTCGTTCAAAAAAACGGGCGATGATCTGTCGAGAAGCTCGACAGAAAATGTCTGAGAGCCGCTGAACTTTTTGACACTCACGGAAATAAATTCGCTATTGACATTTGTATCTGCGACAGCTCCGCCTTCGGCTTCTTCCGTTACCGCAGGCAGCTGAGTGATCTTTGGGATTTCAAAGGTAAGCCCCGCATCAGGCAAGGTTCCACGGCTGAGTGCATCAATGCAACCGCGAACATTTGTTCCAAGCGGATTCCAAACCTCTGTCAATTGACGGGTCGGGAACATTGCTGGATTGTTTGTGGCGTCGTCTGCGGCTTTAACATAAAGCTTCGCATCTTCGTCGCCCATTGCTGCACGGATTGTGTTTTCAAGATACTTGATCTTTGTGAGTTCAATCCGTGGAGCTGTGTAAAACTTCGGCTGTGTTGCAGCCGCGTTAAGAGATTGAGCAGCTTCCACCGTTTCGGCGGGTGCTGCCTGCTCTGTGACGGTGTTTTCCACTTCGTCTCCTTTTTCTTCGGTTTTTCCTGAATCGATCGATTCGGAATCTTCTTCATCGTCTTTCTTTTCTTCATCGTAAGACGCAGCGACATCGCTCACGCGAGCACTATCGATGGCGGGCTCTGCGACCAAGCTGACTTCATCGAGCTTGCCAGCTGATACAACAAGCACGCCGTCTTTGTTATCCCACGCATCGACAGAAATTCCCACACTAAAGCCGTCACGCAATTGCGTCTGTGCTTCTTCAAGGGCGTCTGAACCCGCGGTCGTATTTGCGATTCTGAACTTTGCATCGATGCCCTGTGGCGTCTCTGTCATTTCAATGACGCGCCCGATTGGTCGTGTCCGGTCATGCTCTAAAAGTAGCTTGACATTTTTCGGCGCAATTGATCCAGCTTTGAACATTGTGCGCCCTGCGCTTGTGTTGCCTTCTTCATTCCAAGTGACAATGCGACCTGAAATGATGCGACGCTCTGAATCTGCCGCTGTAAGTGAAATCGGAATGGATAGCTTCATCGGATTAAATCTTCTTCCTCTCGAATTTCATCGATTGACATTGCGCCAATGCGATTGAGTATTTCATAGACTTCGGCGCGCTCTTTTGCTGATCCGCGTAGATAATCGTCTAAGTCATAGCGCACGGTCTGACCCGCTGGCGTGTAATCGGGCATTGATAACCGCGTTTCAATTGCGCGTGCAAAATTGCGCAATGAAAAGTCGAAAAGCGATTGGCGTGCCAATGTCGCGTTTGAATATGTCATTGATGATCCGCTGTTTGCATCTGCGTAATATGCAGGCAAACCAATTGCACGGCAAAGCTCTGTTGCCACTTGCTCGCGTGCTTCATTCAGCTGCAAAGATTTTGGATCATAGCCCACCGATTGCAATTCGATGTCGGCGTTCAAGAATGCTGTGCTTCGCGTTGCGCGCGATGTTTTCCAGCTATCTAAAAGCGCGCGAATGCGATCTGCGGGAAGCGCGGTGCCAGAAGATTTCAAAACCATCGTGGGATAAGGCTCCTGTGCGTATATTGTCGCTGCCTTTTCGAGCGCAAACGCGGCTTTGATTGTTCTTCCAGCACGATTTAACAAACCTTCATCGATCCCGTTAAACACGGCAAGCGATCCGACGCCCTGTGTCGGCACAGCCATTCCATCGACGCGATAACCCGTGATCTCTGTGCCCATTGCGTTTGTGATGATTTGCACGCGATCAGGCGAAATTCTTTGAGTATCGCGAATGCGACCCGTGTCTGCATACAGCTCCATAATTTGCAAATACGCGACGCCGTAGAAAAGCAAATCTTCAACGATAAAACTATAAGCCGAATATCCTGTGACGCGGCGATCAGGCTGATTGATAATTTTTGGCGGATAAATTTCCTGTCCGGTCGAATCATCGATCACATGAAGCGGAATTGATGCGATTGATGCACAAATGATATTTCGAGCGCGTGCAATTGTTGGAACTGCCATAGCTTCATCGCGCGTTGCGGTCGCAGGTGTAAGCAAATAGCTTGACAAGCTGTTCATCGTGTTAAGCGGTGCAAGCGCAGCTGCAACATCGACAGCGGTTTCAGGTTTGACCGCGCCAAGTGTCGGCGCGCCGACTAACCAATCACGAATTGCCATGCGCGAATTCTCCCGCGCTGCTAAACACTAACCGACGAGAATGTCAATCTCTGTCGATGGGCGTGTCGCAAAATGGCTAACAAGAGCTGCGGCGACGCAAGCTGTCACCGTGCTTTGTGACGCACGCCTGCCGATCACCCACCCTGTGTCGCCCATTCTAAGTCGAGCAGCTGACAAAACCTGCGATGTCAATTCAGGTTGATTGGCGTGCCGAAGCCTGCGCGATGTGATCGCGCCCAATAACTCGTCGCACGCTTGCGCATAAATTGCGCCATCGATGTCGGTGATCGATATGCCAGCGGGCTGCAAACGCATCGCCGATGCCGCAGCTGTGCGCCTACTGAATGCCACGGTTTCGGTCGCATATTTTCGGGCGTAGGTCGCCACATCATTTGCCACAGCTCGATCATCAAGTGCGATCGGGTTTGTCCAAGTGTGAAGCAAGCGCACCTGAAAGCGATCCTCAGACATTTTCTGAGCTCCGACAAGAGCTGCCGACCTGCGATCAGGCGAGAAATCAAGCCCAAGCCAAGTCGGCGCAAGCGGATCAAGTTGCAGATCATCTTCGCCGCATTCGTTCCACGCATCTTGCGGGATTGCGCTTGAAATCGTCGCAACCCACCTGCACAACACTTCGGTGCGCACAACATCAGGCGGATCATTCAAAACGGCGCGGATATTATCTTCATGCACCGTATATCCAAGCGCGGGATTTGCAGCCTTCCAATTCTCAGGATCATTGATGTCATCGGTTGCCGCCGACCATTCAAAGTAACCAATGTCATCGGCTGCACCGCTGGCAGCTGCTAAACCACGCTCGCGCAGCTGATTCAAAACGACAGAATGCTGATCGCCCGCATTCGACAGCCCAATCACCATCGGATTTTTTGACGCCATCGCCGTATAACGCAAGCTGGCAAAGCTGTCCAAGTCTTTCATCTCCCGCAGCTCATCAAGGAAAATCGTTTCGGGTCTTGAAATTCCGCGCGCAGCTGCGCCGCCCGCTTTTACCATGTAGCGATTGCCATTGAGCAGCTCGATTTCCTCTGATCCATGCGCCCACCTGATGCGTTTGACCTGCGAGCTCAACACAGCATTGGCTTCGATAATGGAAACCATGTGGCGGAAAGTTTCAAGCGATGTCGTCAGGCGGTGAGCCGTGCCGATTTGTAGCGGCTCGTTCCACACAAACAAACCCGTCAAAGCCCGCATAATCTGAAATGTCGTCTTTCCCGATTGACGCGCAACCACGACGCAAATTTGAGAATTCAGCCACCGACCATCGGGCTTGACGCGATGGCTCTCCATAGCGAGCCATTCTTGCCACGGCATCAGCTTCATTCCGATGCTGCGGGCAAATTCGATCATCTCTGTGCCTTTTGATGGCAATTCTGATGGCTTTGACGCGATTCTAGGCGTCGTTGAGCCTATAAGTGAGCCTGTGGCTGGATAAATTCCCGATTCGACCCGATTCGAGCCTGTAACAGCCTTTAAATGGCTTTTTTGAGCCTTTTTAGCCTTAGTCATGACTGCGCGACTCGTTTTGCGGTGAAACTAAACCGC